GTACATAGCTTTATGATAACCAACCGGATCTTTTACATTACCTTCATTGTCAAGGAACTTCCCTACAATATTGTTAATGTTTGATTGGTTTTCAGCAACTTTACTAGGATCTTTCACACCATATCTAAACTTCTTTTCTCCTAAATTGAAATCAAAACCTTTGAAATCTTGTGAGAATAATTTTTTAGTTTGGCTCTTGAAAGCTTCGTGTTGTTGCTCGGCAAGACCTTGCTCTTCGTTATATCTATTGAAAAAGTCAGTAGCTTTCTTTTGCTCTTGAGTTACGCCCGGTCTCAACTTGATCTCGTCGTAGTACTTACTCTTTGTTTGCTCTAGAAAGTTCTTGGCTTTTGCAACTTCTTCTTTAAACGCAAGCTTCTTCTTGCGGATGTCTCTCTCCTCGTCAATATCTTCATCATATGAAAAATCTTCAAGTAAAAGGCTTACGTCCTCACTATCTAAGTAAGGTTTTGTTTTATTGTAATACTCTTTAAGTAGAGTGTTGTTGTCGATGCTTGAGTAATCAGCATTTAACCTAACGTAGTCATTAATAGTACCTCCTGTCTCTTCCATAAAAGAAACTAGTTTTTCTATGTTTTCTGGTAATGCTTTTCCTATAAACTTTTCATCTCTAACAGCTTCAGCTACTTCTTGTTCAAGAGCTCTTGATGTTTCTACTATTTCTTCTTCTGTTATTTCTTCAATAACTCCAGTGGCGTGGTCAACAACTTCTTCAGTAGTTTCTACCTCTTCAATAACTTGATCAACAACTGGTTCTTTAATCTCTACTTTAGCAACCTGTTGTTCTTCAACTTTATCTTCAACTGGGGCAGATAGATCTACTTTTATAGGTCCATCTTGTTTTTTACCTAGATTCTTAGGCTTTGTTTTTTTACCTTTTAAGGAGAATTCTCCCTCTTGTTTTTCTTGTGACATAATATAATATAATTAAATAGTTAAAATTTGTTCCTACTTAGGGTTGAACTGTTCTAGTCCAAAACCACCAAGGTTGTCAAACCCGGCAGATTCAAAGTTTTTAGGTAGCTCGTCGTTTTGTCTCTGAGCTATAAGTTCAGACTGTTGAGTAGCTTGTATTCTAGTCCTTTCGTCTTTGCGATTTTCAATCTCAGACTCTTTGTTTTTTTCTACGTCTGCTCTAGCTTTTGCCAGCTGTAACTGGTAGCTAAACTCTTCAGCCATTAACTCTCTTTTTATTTGAGCTTCTGTCTGCATACGTTGTATCTCGAACTGAGACTTAGCTTGCTCTATACTAACTTTTTCTTGAGTTAAAGCCTGTTGTTTTTGAACTTCAGCCATAGCTGCTGCTTCACTTGCTTGTGCATTGGCTTGAGCTTGGGCTTGTATATTAGCCTGAGCTTGCTCTTGCTCTCTTTGTGATTTTTGTTGCTGTCTAAGTTTTATATACTTATTAGCTAGCTTTGTGTTTTTTATTTCTCTAATATCGATAGCATCTGATAATGATATAGCTTGTGTCTGTAGTGCCATTTGAACGTTCTGTTCTAACTTAGCAATATCCTCTTCTTCGGGCTCCAACTGTAAGTGTATACCAAAATCATGAAGTTGTAAGTTTATAAGCTCTTGAAGAGTGTTTGTATTAAAAGTACTTATAGAGTTAGCTAAAGCATTTCTAAGTAGAGGATTTTTTAGAACGTCAGCAGCTTTTAAACTAACGTTTTCACAGATTCTAAGACTAACATACAACAAAGAGTTTAATACGTGCTTAGTAGCTGTGTTAGATGCGTTAGCAGCTAACTTCTGTAATCCTAGTAAAGAATCTTTATCAGGCATAGAACCATCTCTAGCCTCATTTAATCCTGTTACATCTCTAATCATTTTTAAGTAGTATTCGTAAGTACCAATTAAACTCTGTATCTTTCCTTGACCAGAAGAAGAAGCTAATTCCTGTACTGGAATTCTACCAGCATTCATACCTCCGTCTTGAGTTAATGACCTACCTACAACACTACCAGTTTGGAAGTACATATTTAAAGCCTCTGCTGGATTATAATTTGTACCGTTACCTAAGTCAACTTCAGCTAATCCGTCCATATCTAAAAACACACCATCAGGTACTATTCTAGACATAACTTGTTGAAGTTTTAAATGGGTCAGCTGAATCATATCAGCAAAGCCAGTTATTCTGCTTACGATAGACTCAATTCTGCCTTTATACATTCTAGGTGCTGAAATACAGTAGTTCATTTCTACTTTAGTCGAATCAGCTGTCGGCCTTGTCATGTTCTCTGCTAGTTTCCACTCTAGCATATGATTGTTACCTAATACTTTAGCTCCTGTGTACAAAACCTCTATAGTTCTTGAAACTCGTTCAAAATTATCGTTAGTTGGAGGATTAAAGTCACTTGTTTTTTGAATAGCTTTTTCTAAGCCAGTTTCTGTTCTTTTAATTTTAAACACTTGATCTTGATACGTCTTGTATTCAAAATACATTACCTGTACAGTGTTAGCGTCGTAATTACCCCAACCTGTTATATACTGCGAATTACCAGGCATTTTCTGTATAGCCTCAAGCTCTTCTTTAGATATATCTGGAAACTGTTTCTTTAGTTCGGCTATAGTTATAGACTTAACTTCTCCAACATAATAAATATCTTCAAAGTTTGGGTCTTCAGTGTATGAGTACACCATGTAAGCAGGGTCTACATATTCTATCTTTATTCCTTCAGCTCTATTGAAATTTGTTTTAGTAGCACATATTCCTAAAACAGTTAAGTCATAGGCTAGTCTCCTTTTAGTTTCCTCGTACCTATTGTAAGCTAGTGTATTGTCTATGAGCTCTTCTTCTGCTATTTCAACAGTTTGTTTGTAGCTCATTTGCATGTAAAGATCTAATTCTTCTTGGCTAGCTGGTAAATCGCTAGGATTAGAGACGTTATACAGGTCTAAACCAAGATCAGTCTTAAAGTTCTCTAGTGTCTGTCTCATGTTTACATCTCTAGAAACAGCTTTAGCATATTTTGATTTTTGCTCTATAGAAAAAGGATCTTGAGCCACTGTTTGTATATCGTAGGACTTGTTAGACATTCCATTAACAACAATGTCTACAAACTTAGGTATAACTGGTACGGGTTTCCAGTCTAAATTTAAATAAGATAAATCTCCATTTATTGATAACTCGTCTTTATATTTAGCTATTGATTGTTCACCTCTAGCGTACAATCTAAGTTGGTGGTAGTTACTGTAGCTTTGAGCGTACCTGTTACCAGAACGACCCTCTTGAAACCACTCTCCCTCGATAGCTCTAGCGACTTGAATCCCGTAATCTAAGCTTGCTTTAACTTCATCACTAACTACTTGGCTAGGGAAAGAGCTATTAGTATTGGTGTATACTTTCATTTATCTTATAATTTTTGACGATGTACCTTTGTTATCGTATCGTTTTATACCTAAATTTATTTTCTTGTATTCTTTTTTAGCCACAGGAGTATATCTGTTTTTGTTACAAGCCATTATAGCTAAACCAGAACTAATAGAAGCATCGTGCTTTGTTCTATTATTTATGTTAAACTTAGCCCAGTCTTCTAGTGTTCTTTGAAAATACATATTACCATAACCGTTAGGTGTATTACCAACGTTTTCCTCTACATATGTTTCAATAGCAGCTGCGTGAGCCTGTTTCATATCTTCACTGGAGTTTGGCACTCCACCTATTTCTCTTTCTGTAACAGATAATTTATTGTATATCTTATCTGGTCTATTCATTGAAAAACCTCTATAACCTCTTCTTTTAAAATGATACAATAACCTAGGTTTATTATTTTCTGCTAGTATTGGCATACCATAAAAAACACAAGCCATTAACACGTCTTCAAAGAATATTTCAGCTGTTTGAGGTCTAGCTATGTATTCTAGAAAAAACAAGTTTGGGGGTACGTTCTCCATTGAAAACTTAGTTAACCCATGTAGAGATCCGTTAGAACCTCTCTTATCAACGGTACCTGATATATCATAACTATCACAACCAAACGCTCCGCAGTGCTCATTACCTGCATATTTAACACCGTTCTTTATTACTACTCTATTCTGTAGACTAACAGGTGGAACCCAAGATATCTTAAACCTTCCATCTTTGTTTGGGTAAAATAAAACTCTAGTATCTTTAACTCCATTTTCCCACATAAAACTACCAGTTGTAATAGTAGCTGTATTATGTAGATCAGCATTGTAATCTATTTGTTCGTATATTTTTGTTAAATTAAATAAAGACTCTTTAGCCTCGTCTCTAAAAGCGTGTTCCTCTGTTCGAGGAAATTGACGATAATATTCATTTAAACCGTCTTGATCGTCTTTTAAACCTTCAACTTCGTTCTGCCAATGCTCTATAACTCCATTAGTTATTATTTCGCCACTAGGGTCTCTAGTTTCTTTCTTGGGGTTGTCGAATACAGGTAGCCCATAAGCATCGATGAATCCTTCGTAGTTCCATTCCATAGGAATGAACAAACTATATAATCCCGAACTAGTCTGTCCGTTGCGGTTTCTTTTTTCGACGTTTGAGGCATAATAAAGTTTTTTAAAGTTTCCACCACCTTTTTCTAAAGCATTAGAGGTTGAGCCCATCATGCATTTACCAACGATCCTACTACCCAACCTTAAACAAGTCTTTGTAACTCGCCAGTTGTTTAATATATTATCTGGTCTTTCCCATTTTCCACTTTCATCGTGTACTAATAGTTTTAATTTTTCACCATCATAGGAGTTGTCTCCTGTGTTTTTCCAGTCAATAGTTGTATCTAATCCTTCTAGTTCCTCCTCGGTTTCACCTTCGTTAAGTTTACGTCTGGTGAGCCTTGACGCGGGTACCCTATATGCGAGTTCCGTTTTTGGGCGATCCATTCCGTCTTGTATTGGTTTGAAAAAGAACGGGTAGTTAATAGAAATGGGTACAACTTTATCTGTGAACATCTTCTTAGCATCGGAGCCAGATTTGGACAATATCCCAAACCGTGAATCCGTTGATATTGTGGCCATATTAACTGTCTCCCCAGACGCCATGAATGAAAATCCTGAACGTCTATTCTTGAGATACGACATTCCAT